TTCGTAGTAGGTAGTGCAAGTTGTTGCACTCGTTTTGAAGTTGAGAATGAGGACACTCATCTCTGTTGCTGTTCCTTGATTTAAAGGAAAGACTATTGCTTGTATTTTAGCCATTGTAATTGTTTGTTAATTTTTTATATTACGAAAGTCCACCCTGTTGATTTGTTTATGTATAAGCCTTCCACTACATCAGTGCAATAAACTATTAATCCAACCGCAGGAGATGCTATTGCTAACCTTTGTGCGTTAGTCATACGCGGAGGTAAGAAGCCACGAGTTGTACTATTTATTTGAATATCTGCTGATGCACTCATTGAACCTGAGCCAACAAAAAAACGAACTATACTTATTGAAGTTGAAGTATAAGCACCGATTCTATCTAAAAACAAACTGGTTCCTCCTGCTTGTGGCATGTAAATTTGACCATTGTCAAAAACTTTAAGGGTATCAGTTCCTGCGCTATTCTGAACACTTAAAGCAACTCCTGTTGTTGTTCCTGCTCCTTTCACCCTCGCCGTTCCATTGACATCAAGTTTGTACCCTGCGTCTGTTGTTGTGCCGATGGCGAAGTTTCCGTTTCCAAAAATTACTGCTCTATCAGTTGCAGCAGATCCAACTTGAAATCTAATCTTTGATAAAGTATCATTTAATGTTGTTGAGCGAATTATAAGATTACCCGTACTACCATCGTATGGGTTAAAAAAAGAACCATTTGCTCCTAAAATAGATTGACCTCCCGCTAAAGTTAATGAACCTGTAAATGAAAAACCGCCTGCTACTGCAAGTGGTCCATTAATATTTACTCCATTATTATTAAATGAATTCAAATTCATTTTTCCATTAGATACGGCATAAAATTCTATTGAAGCTTGTGTTGTCGCAGGGCCTCCAATTATCAATCTACCAGCCCCACTACCATCAGGTCCTGTACCTGAAAGGTCTAAATTTCCTCTGATTGTTGCAGCTCCTTGAACGTGTAAAGGTGTTATTGGCGAAGCCGTACCAATACCCAACCTTGCGTTAGTATTGTCCCAAAACAAGTTAGCTGATTCCTGCAATACGTTCCCCGTTCCTTCGAACAACACACGACCAACAGTTCCGCTTGTTATTGGTGTAGTGCCTACTGTTAAGCCTGTCGCGATAGTGAATGTTCTGTTGGCTGAAAGGTCTTGCGTTGTGCCGTTAATGGTCAGCGTTCGCGTTGTTGGAACTGGTATGTAACCAAGTGCCGTTTCAACCGTCTTGTTCTTCCACAATGAAGTAGAAGATTCGTAAGTCAAGACCTCGTTGTTTGCAGGTGAAGTAATATACACGTTGTGTAATTCGTCCAACTCCCAACCGTTCATAATCTTCACATAAATCTTTCCGTTGTTCGCGTGAGCGTATTCAACGTAACCTATCACAACGATGTGTCCTGTCGCGCCTGTTGGTTTAATGTTGGTAAGCGCACCTGCTGTTGTTGGTGACAAATAAAGCACGTCTCCGTCTGCCCACGTTTCACCTTGTAGGCTTCCCGTTGTGTTAATGCTTTCAAGTTGACCTACCGTCTGAATAAAGCCTTCTTGGTTAGTTGCTATTGTCTCGCAAACAATGCCTATTGTGTCGGCTGAGTTGTTGTCGTTGTTGGCTTGTGCTAACGCTACCGCTAACCTTTGCCCTTGCGCTCCACTAACTCTAACCGCTTGGTAAGCTGCCTTCGTTAGCGTTGTGTTTGGAGTTACTTTGTTAACTACTCGCGCCACTAAGTCAACACCATTCTTAAGAGAAACGCTACCGCCTTTTAAAAGTGTTTCGCTGCTTCCTATCGTGTTGTTCCATTGCGTTGCACCTACCACGTAACCTGCGCCCGATGGACTAACGTTTAAAGCTAAATGGTCAGCAGTTAAGTTGTGTGTTCCTAAGTCAACGTCAGTAGTTGCACCAACGTAAGGAACAAAGCCACTCACGTCTGGAATGGTTGGCTTGTTATCTAAGTCGTTGTAGTCATTTGAGAAACCTACCGCGCTAATGTCGGCGGTGTTCGCCTTCAAAAGTATTTCAGTTTGAAGATCGTCGATTGCGCTTTCGATGTCTATTATCGTTTGACACGTTCCAATTGTCGCACACGTTAAACCTACCTCATCGGTCAAAAGATACCAACCGCGCACCCCTTCGTCATTCGTTCCGTAGTAATAATTCGGCGAAGGTTCTGCTTCGTCATTCACAAGACTAACGTTGCCGTTTTCGTCGCGTGTAATCGAATCAATAAACGTTAAGATTGAACCCGTGCCACCGCTTCCGCTTTCAAACATATCGTTCCACTCAGCAGGGATAGAACACGCGTCCCAATAGTAAGGGACAAGCAAGTCAAGACTAATCGTCCAACCTGTTAACGTGTTGTGAAATTCTTCAAGGAATGGTTCAAGACTTACATTTTGTACTGTGATTAAGTCGCCAAACAAAACGCGGTGGTTTGTAATTTCCGCAACTAAATCTTCTGCTATTCGTTGAAGGTCTGACAACACCTCGCGTTGAAATTCAACCTTATCGTCCTTATCACGCGGAAGATCCGCAAGGACAATTTGAAAACTAAACGTCTTCGTACCTTTCGCGTAAGTAACGTTAGACGGTACTACGTGCATAAAGGGATATTCGGTAAACTTCTCTAAGTCTGCCGTGTCAATCTGACCGTGTGAAAAGGTCTTTAATATAAAGTGTCCAGAAGCAAATGCTTTGAACCTATCTATGAGCGCGTTGTAGCTTTGTACGTTCGACATAATTGTAGTCTATTAGGTAAGTCATAAATGTAAATATCTCCCACGCACTTTTTTCCGTAATTGCATCCAACTTTGTTATGTCGCGCCCGCACGCTTCCATAAACAAGTGATACCAACCGTAGCGACCAAGCACTTGGTTTAGTCCTTCTCGGTCGTCAATTCCTGCATCTCCTTCGTCAACTTCTTGACCTCTGTCTCCAAATAATCGAGCGAAGTGTTGTTTAGTTCGTTGAGCAAAGTCGAAAAAAAAAGCATCGCACCGTTGAATTGTTCGAGCGTCATCTGCTCAACATACGACTCAACCAACTCTCTGTTTTGTTTGCTGTGTGGGATGATTGTGTACTTTGAACCTACGCGCTTGTCTATTGGTCGGTAAAGCGTTCCCATTATCTTCACGATGTTTGCGTTCACGTCGGAAGCCCACGTTGAAATATCAGCGTACTCGCCCATTGAGATAGCATAAAGGTCGGGAATAAACCCGAAGTCCTTGTCTTTGATAGTTATCGTTTCAAAGAACTTCGCTGATTCGTTCGCCAGAGTGTCCTCAAAAGCGCCGAGTAGGGTCGGCAAGTGTTGGAAGGGAATTTGTTCCGCTTGTTCCTTCAGTAGGTTACTGATACTAACCAACTTGTCGATGTCGTTCTTCGCCGCGTGGTAGTCAACGTATTGCTTTACTGTTACACTTGCGTAGTCAGCAGGTATACTTACTTTTATGCTCATTCGTTTGTTGTTTAATATCTACAATAAAAACATTTTTGTTGAAAATACACCCGACTTTAGCTTGGTGTTATGTGGTAGCAGCCTTTGCGAGGTCTATCACAGCTACTTGCAACGATGTCGCGACCATCTGCAAGGGACTCTGCTTTTTAGGCAGGTACAGTTTTAAGAACCACAATACAAACACCCTTCGTCGTCGTCGTCGATAGTGTTTGCTTCGTTGTAAATGCGTATTGCTTCCATTTCAACCTGCTCTTTCGTCCACGTTGGGTTAAAGGCGGTGATTTGTGATTTTAGAAAGTTTAATTTGTTGTCGCTCATTTGTTTATTTTTTTATGTCACAATTTTCTGAATTATTGTGACAAACATTTACCACTAATTGTCTTGTTCTGTCTTTTGTTTGTCGCAAGTATCGTCAACTTTTGCGACATTTATTTGCTTCGCCTTGTTCAAGATAGCGTTCCACTCGAACTTGTCTTTGGGTGTGTTCCACAATTCTTGAAACATCCAGTCTAACGCGTTCATACAACTAAATCTTCGACGTTAATTTGATGTTCGTCAAGTAGTTCACGAATGTATTTAAATACTTCCTCAATCCCTTCTTGATACGCTTCTTCTTGTCGTTCGTTGTACTTCGTGAACTTCCTGTATCCGTTCATCTCGAGTTCCCACAACATCATTGCCATATCTTGGGCTTTTGTGATTCGGTTGAACTCGTAACGATCGTCTCCGTCGCTTAAGTCAAATGTCAATGTAGCGGTACTCATAACTTGTCGTTGATTATTATTTGAATGGGTGCATCGTTCACACCTGCTAATTCAGTTCGTTCAACGTACCCTCGTTTCTTTCCGCGTGTTTTCAAATAGAAGATTGTCGCGCTTGTGTTGGGTGCATCTTGAATGCGGATTACTTCACCGTCTGGTGTTGACACCTCGCGGTGCGCTCCCTTAATCAATTCGAACAACTGACTTTCTGCGAAGTCAACAGCAAGGTCAGATAACGATTCAACCTTTGCTTTGTAGTCTTCGTCTTCTTGCAACCAACGATAGTGTGTTGTTCTATCTATTCCAACTATCTCACACGCTGACGTTACCACACCCAAAGTAGATTCCAATGCCTTTAGCATAGCATTCTTTTTTAGTGTTGCGTTTTGTGGTTTGTTTTCTTCCTTGCTCATATACAATATAAATATAAAAACTACTCTCGTTTTCTTTTCGAAGGTAACAATTACCCTAATTTACTCTTATAATGGTTAATAAGTTGTTCCATTTTCGAATCGTAGTATTTCGAGAAGGTCTTGAACCCATCATTGTCCTGTTCGAAGCAACGAAACATAACACCTCTCAATCGTTGTGAGGGCTTCTTAAGCGTATCTTCTAACTCACTCTTAAGGCTTTCTACTACTTCCAGTTCTTCACGCTTAAATGATTCGTCTTTGAACGCGAGATATCCAAACTGATTCGCTATTGTAAATAGTTCACTCGCTTGATTAGGTGTAAGTTCATTCGTTCCAAAGGTCAACTTTAACGTTTTGTCCTTTCGCGTTGTTACTGCTTCGAGTTGGGCGGGAATAAGTATCATTTGTAGTTAGCGTTTAAAGTATCAATTGTGCCACCTGTGACAATCTTGTTTTTATCGTAGGTGTAAAATTCAATTGTTTCTTCGTTGGAAAGGTTTTGATATTCCACTTTGTACACAATCTTGTTGTTGAACTTTCTTTCGTCTTTTGACTTTAACATAAAAGCGTTGTGTCCATATTGAGACGTAACAAAGTCAATGTAGTTTACTTTAAACATAGTGTCATTCTTAAATTCAAAAAAAACAGTCGGTATATAATTACTCCCGAGATTAGATCTGGAGCTAAGTGAGAGATAGAAATATCCAAGCACACTAATTTCTTAATGTGTTGGACGCTCACTTTTGCGATAATTACTCCGTCGAATGAGTCTCTCGCTTTCGTGTCCTAACGTGAACAGCAATGTCCGTTAGTCTGGAATCTATCTTTCGAAGAATTGCCTCTCCGTGTGTCGTATGGCTTATTCCTTTGTCATACCATTGGGC